GTCATCTGCTCGGCTCCGGAGAGGGCACGCTTCCAGTCTCCTGAGAAGATACCCGCCACGAAGTTGATGAAGCCTTGCAGATAGTCCTTGAAGTTTTGGATCTCGCTGTTTATCATGTGCAGTCCGGCCACGAATACGGGCGCCAGTGTAGCGCTGAACTCATCCCACAGGGGCTTGACTGTGTTTATCACGTCCGTGATGCTCTTCTTGATCTCGGCCCACGACTTATCTACTTCTGATGCGAACTCCTCGTCATTCTTGTATGCCGTCACGAATGCACCGGCAAGAAGGGCGAGTGCTCCGACCGCCACAGCCACGGGAGCAGCAATCCCGGCGATTCCTGCGCCGGCTGCTGCAGCTGATGATCCTGTCGCGGACAGTGCTCCGGAAGCCGTTCCGAGTGCGGGGGTCAGCTGTCCAATGAAGGAGAGGAGCTTTCCGCCTCCTGTGACAAGTGATCCGATTCCTGTCGTGACTTTTCCGCCTATTATCAGCAGAGGAGAGATGGCCGCCACGAGTGCCGTGGTCTTTACTATGGTCTCCTGTGTCTCCGGATTGAGACTCTGGAACCAGTTCGCCAGTTCTTTGACTTTTTCGGCCGCTTCTTTGATGTAGGGGGCGAGGACTTCGCCTGCTGTGATGGCTGCGCCTTCCATGGCCGACTTTGCCTCGACCCATGCACCGGCTGCATTGTCCTGCATGATCCGGGCCATTTCCTCAGCTGTGCCGCTATATGTCTCCATCACTTCCTGTCCGGATGCCATAGCCTCCGACAGAGGGACTATGGAGCCGTCTGCCAGCTTGGCCATCGGCTCGCTCGCGCCGTCGATAGCTGCAGCGAGCTTGTCGTAGTCTTCGGCTGTGGAATTGACCACAGCGAGAAGAGCAGGCATCGCCCTTGCTCCTGCGAGCATAGCGGCTGCTCTTGCCTTCTCGGCGGCTTCCGCGCCATATGCCTGCTGAATGAGCTCATCTGTGGCATCTCCGAACTTCTTCTCTGTCAGCTCACCGTTCTCCAGCTGCTCGATTAAAAGCTCCATCTGTGCATCGAACTCCGACATCGGCATATTGATCTGTCCGAAGGAGCCCCTCAGCTTGTCCATGATCTGCCTGAGTGAGTACATATGACCCTCATCATCGGCAAGAGATATTCCGAGCCTGTCCATGGCCATCTGCGACTCTTTGGTGGGCTTTGCCATTCTTTGGATGATATTTCTGAGGGCAGTACCAGCCATGTCGGCCTTGATGCCGTTATTGGCCATGAGTCCGAGGGCCAGCGCCGTGTCCTGAATGCTGTATCCCATAGATCCAGCTTCCTGTGCGGCATACTTGAATGACTCGCCCATCATGGCGACGTTTGTATTGGAGTTCGAGGATGCCGCTGCCAGCACGTCCGTGAACATTCCCGCATCCTGTGCCTTGAGTCCGAATGCCGTCAGTGCATCGGTCACGATGTCAGAGGTCAGCGCGAGGTCTTCTCCGGATGCCGCTGCCAGATTCATGATCGGGGCAATGCCTTCCAGCATCTGCTCGGTCTTCCATCCTGCCATTGCCATGTACGAAAATGCCGAGCTTGAGTCGAGTGCGGAGAACCTCGTGGTCGCCCCCATCTCCTTGGCTTTTTCTGTCAGAGCTGCGAGATCGTCTCCGGTCGCGCCGGATATTGCTGCGACTTTTGACATTCCGGCTTCAAAGTCCATGAAAGCCTTCCCGGATGCCGTGAGTCCCGCTGCCGCTGCAGCTGATACAGGTGCGAAGGTCTGCCCCAGGTTCGTCATACCCTGGCCGACGCCCTTGATCTTGTCGCCCATGTCCTGCATCTTCTGGCCGACGAGATCGAGGTTCGACGGGATCTCCTGCAGCTTTGACTGGAGCTTGTTCAGCTCCGTCGTGGCCTTGTTGACCTGCTCCTGCCACTTCAGCGTCGCATCTTCTGATTTCTGATATTCTGATGTAAGAGCTTTGACCTCGTCAGAGTTCTCACCATATACAGACTTCGCGTGCACCAGTTCGAGGTCGAGGTTGCTTTGCTTCTTTTCAGCCTCCACCAGCATCGCGCTGCAGGCTTTTACTCTCTCCTCCTGCACCTGGATCTGCTGGCTCAGGATCTTGCGCTGCTCCGCGTTCTTCTTGAGGGAGTTCGAGTCCTTGTCTGTGGCCGATGTCACCTTGTCGTATTCCGACTTCAGCGTCTTGGTCTGCTGTATGATATTCTGGATCTGCTTCCTATACTCGGCTTCGCCGTCGATGCCGATCCGGGGTCCTATGTTTATGGCCATGTTTTACCTCAAGTTGATCGCGTCGTCATACGCCCACTTCTTGCGCTTCTTTTTGGGCCTTGCTGTGCCCTCATATATAGCAAGGCAGGCGATCATGTCCTGCATCTCTCCCAGGGGAGTGCAGAGGATCTCCTGCCTGCTCATTCCGAGCTTCCTGCCGTAGAACAGGAACCACGATAGGTTCAGCTCGATTCTGTCGTCTTTGTTTTTTTTTGCTTCTTCGGAGGCTCCGTCTCGACTGTCGGCTTCTCGCCGGAGTATGCCTCGACCGCTTCCTTGAAAAGCTGTGAGAATTCCTCTTCGGTGAGGCACATAGCCTCTTCAGCCACAAGAGGCCGGGGCTCATACCCCGGCTCTCTGAACTTCTTATTCTGCTCGAAGCCGTCGCTCATGATCGCCATGAACTGGGCTGCGGTCTTCTGTGAGTCCTGGTAGGACCCTTCGAAGAGGGTGGCGGCGTTTTTAATGTCCCCATCCTTGCACAGCTCGGCTATCTTACAGGTGGCCATCACGCTCCTCAAGAACTTTATATCACGCCCATTGACTACCATCTCACACCTCCAGCGTCAGTCCGGTAAGGTCGTACTGGGCTGTACTTGTGTGAGTGCCATCTGATGTGATCACCACGAACTTCTGCGCGGTGTTTGTAACCTTGAATACGCCGTTCTTGTCGGGATCGTCTATGATCTCCACGAGGCCGCTTCCCTCTGACGGCTGCATGCCGACTCTTACGGATGTCGCTCTCTGATCAATATTCAGGAATTCAAGCGCCATGAAGTTACCTTCTCCCCACGTGGTTACGAGGTCGCCGCTGTCAAGATATTTAAGTGTGCCGGTGATCGCTCCTCCGGCTACATTGAGGCCGCTCTGTATGTCGCTCACCAATGTCCCGAAAAGTGTCACTCCGTCGCTTACGGGCTGGACTACGGGATCAGTGACGTATATGCCGAGCTTCGTCTGAAGTGCTCTCTCGGCTTCATCTTCTGTCGCAAATTCGGTCTCGGCGACAAACTTCCAGTCGTGATTGGCGTTATCCGCTCTCATGATAGTAGCGGTAAGCTCCTGTGTCTGCCAGTCTATCTCTGCCTGCTGTGTAGCAGCCGACTGGTTGAAGAGCCCGAACTTTGTCTTGGGCAATACCGTCGGCACATACGTCGTGACTCCTCCGGACATATACCTGGCTATATAGCCCACTGCGATATCGGGTGTCTCCTTGTTATCGCCGTATCCTACCCAGCCGTCACTTCCGGCTGCCGGCAGTCCCTGTATGAATCTCTCAGCGTCCATGAACAGGCCGTCTACGGTGAGATTGAGGGTGCCCCTGGTGAATACTCCCGACGCTGACTCTGCAGTCTGATTATCTGCATAGAAGTTATTGTCGTCTGAAGATTCAGGCTCAAGACTCACCTCTACTCCGCGGGCAAGCCTGCGCCCACCGGTGAAATTGATTATGCCTGCATTCGCTGAGTACCGAGCCACATAAGGCTTTGAAAATCCTGTGCAGACCTTGCCTGCCGCGAAGAACTGTAAATCAAATGGTATCTTCATCTTTGAACCTCCTTTAGTTCATTACTTTGTTTATTTCTGCGTCAATGGTGTGCTCCATTGCCGCTTCTGCTTGATCTCTTGATGCTCTAACTGCGGGACCGACGAACGGGGTCTTCTTGGTGAATGAGTTTCCGCCTTCAAAAGTCCTCGCTATCATGGCATTCGGTTGGCCTGACGGATACTTCTTTGTCTTGAGCTT